GATGCTGCTCCACACGCTCAAGACCCTTGCGTCGCTCGCCGAGGCCCTCGACATTGGCCTGCGCGAACGCCTCGCCATCCGGGAACTGATCGATGCCGCGCTCGACGAAGCGGAAGACCTCGACCAGGTGCTGCCATGAGTGAGACGCGGGACGTGGCGAAGGGTGGCTGTGCGCTCCGACCAGACGCGCAGGCCTTCGATGAAGTACGCATCGTGACGATTCCACGGTTCAAGCAATCCGGCTTGTCCGGCGACGAGTGGCGCATTCACGCCGAGGCGCAGTTTTATCGGAAGGGCACACTGATTTTCTCGGAAGGCTGTCGAGACGTGCAGACGGCGTGCGGGTTGGCGTTTGGCTGGTACGTGCAGGCCTGCGATGCCGGCAAAGGGTACTTCGCCGGCGATGGCCTCACCTGTGATCAGGAGGGGTGCCACGAGCCCGCGGCCGTGCGGTATGCGCGGAAGGCTGATTACTGTCGTGATGGGCACAAATCCACGGTCTTCAAGAGCAGCCAATATCGGCACTTCTGCGAGCAGCACAAGACCCGTGGAGATTGCGGGCTCGACGATGCGGACGCCAACTACGACGTGGACCTTGAGGGGTGGCCATGACGCTCTTCTTCGCCATCGTGTTGCTCGTGGCGATCTGGCTCGCGCGCCCGCGCCCGCTGTTGCCCCGCGATCGCGGCGTCTACCTCTCGGAGAAGTGGCGCCTCGATCACCTCTACACCGACGGCAAATCCCGCAACCTCTAAGGCGGCTGGCATGGCGCACGTCCCCCGCAGTCAGTACGAATTCGGCGATCCGGTCTTCGAGGAGATCGCCCGCGAGGAGCGCCGCGACCACCATCGCGCGCCCGCGCGCGGGCAGCGGCTCCTGCTGATCGCCGACTCGATCGTGTCCGTCCTCCACGCCAACGGGCATCTCGATGACCCCGACGCGGCGCGCGGCGACGTCTTCCACGTACTCGCCGATGCGCTGTTCGTCAACGCCGCGCTCGACGTGCCCGATTTCAGCAACCCCCGCAGTCTCGAGGCGATGCGCCAAGGGCGGCGTCCATGACGGTCACCGCCGCGCCAGGCACGATCACGACCCCCGGGATCTACGACATGCCGGCTCACGTGTACCACGCCGATCCGTGCCCCGAGCCCTCGCTCTCGAGCTCGATCGCCAAACGGCTCTGTCTCGAATCCGCTGCGCACGCCCACTACTGCCATCCCCGCCTCAATCCCGCGGCCGTGGACGAGGACGCCGAGCACTTCGACATCGGCACGGCCGCGCACGCCCTCCTGCTCGAGGGGCAGCAGAACATCGCCGTCATTGACGCGAAGGACTGGCGGACGAACATTGCGAAGGCGGCACGCGACGACGCCAGGGCCGCCGGCAAGACACCGCTCCTGGCGGCACGCTGGGCGGACGTGCAAGCGATGGTCGGGGCCGCCCGCGCGCAGCTCGACCGGCACCGCGACGGCGGCGCCGCGATGTTCACCAACGGCCAGCCGGAACAGACGCTCGTCTGGGTCGAGCAGCTCACCGGCGATCCGACCGCCGATGTCTGGTGCCGCGCGCGCCTCGATTGGCTGCGGCCTGGCGCCATCGATGACTACAAATCGACTAGCGCGACGGCCAATCCCGAGACCTGGACGCGCACGATGTTCCAGGCCGGCTTCGATCTCCAGGTCGCGTGGTACCTGCGCGGCTTGCGGCATCTGACCGGCCTCGACGACGCCATCTTCCGGTTCGCCGTCCAAGAAACGTATCCGCCGTACGCGCTGTCGGTGATCGGGCTCGGGCCCGACGCGATGATGCTCGCCGAGAAAAAGTGCCTCTACGCGCTCGAGGTATGGCGCGAGAGCCGGAAGCGCAACGACTGGGTCGGGTATCCGCGGCGGACGTGTTACGCGTCGCTGCCGATGGCGCACGAGGCCTGGTGGCTGGAGAGGGAAAGCCGGTGAAGGCCGGCGCTCTCGTCCGCTACGACGCCGCGTGTCGAGCGATCGCGGCGGCCAAGTCGGTCGACGAGGCGGTGAAGATTCGCGACCAGGCAGAAGCAGTGCGTGCCTACGCGAAGATGGCCAAGAATCGCACGCTCGAAGTCGACGCCGCCGAAATCAGGATTCGCGCCGAGCGTCGTGTCGGGCAACTGATCGCCGCGCAGAAGGAAAGCGTTGGACTTGGCAAGCCTGGACCCAAGGGCGAGATCGGGTCGCACTCGGACCCGATCTCACTTAAAGAGGTCCTGGGCGAAAAACACAAGCACTTGGCTGATCGCGCGCGCAAGTTTGCGGCCGTGCCCGACAAGAAGTTCGAGCATATGGTCGGAGATTGGCGCGATCGAATCACGAACGAGACCGAGCGCGTCACGACCAATCTGTTACGAGAAGGCGAGCGGGAGCACACCCGGGCGGCGCGACCAGTGAAGGCGCTGCCCGTGGGGGCGTATCGCCTCCTGTACGCCGATCCGCCGTGGCGCTACGAACACATCGAGACCGAGAGTCGGGCCATCGAAAACCAGTACCCGACGATGAGCCACGAAGAACTCTGTGCGTTACGCGTCCCGGCGGCCGACGATGCCGTGCTCTTTCTGTGGGCGACGAGTCCGAAGTTGGCCGAAGCCATCGACTTGATCGATCGATGGGGCTTCAGTTACCGCACGTGCGCGGTGTGGGACAAGGAGCTGATGGGGATGGGCTACTACTTCCGCCAGCAGCACGAGCTTCTTCTTGTCGCCGCGCGCGGCAGCCTGCCCGTCCCGGTCCCCGCCGCACGGCCGGCCTCGGTGTTTCGCGTCAAGCGCGGCAAACACAGCGCCAAACCGACGCTGACGTATGAGCTGCTCGAATCGATGTACCCCACCTTCACGGAACAAGATCGAATCGAACTCTTCAATCGCACCGATCGACCAGGGTGGACATCCTGGGGGAACGAGCCGGCGGTGGCCTCATGAAACCAGACGGCAAAGCCGAGCCGCGGTTTGATATCGACAAGAGCTATGGAGGCCAGGGTGAGCTGCAAATCGCCGACCTTCTGACTTGGCTCGCGAACGGGAACGGTCGGATCGAAGTCAAGCGCAAGCGGTATCTCGATCTGGACTTTTACGTCGAAACCGAGTGCGACAAAGGCAAAACGGGCCACTATCGTCCGTCGGGCATCTCCGTCACGACCGCCGACGCGTGGGCGTTCGTCATCGGGGACACGGGGATCTCGATCATCATCCCGACGGACGAACTACGCAGCATTCTCGACGAGCCGGGCACACGGGATCGGGAGGAACGAGACGGCACGTGCCCGACCCGGGGAAAACTCATCAACCTCGGCGTACTTCTGTATCGCTACAAACGGCGACATCAGCCGCACGCGCCGAAACCTGCGAAGCCGGCGCCACGGCCCAACGGCCAGCCCTTGGCGGCGGCAGATATTCGGTGGGGCTGATGGCGTTCACCTTCCGTCCCGCCGTGCGCGAAGACGTCGGCCTCCTCGTTGGCCTGTCGGGCGGGACCGGGAGCGGCAAGACGTACTCGGCGTTCCGCCTGGCCAAAGGGATCGCCGGCGACCAGCCTTTTGCGGTGATCGACACGGAAGCGAGCCGCGCGAAGCACTACGGAGATGCATTCCGGTTTGATCACGGCGATCTGAAACCACCGTTTACGCCGGAGGCCTACGTTGATGCGATCGCCGCCGCGGACAAAGCCGGCTATCACGTGGTGGTCGTCGATTCAATGTCGCACGAGTGGGCCGGTGAAGGCGGGATCTTGGATTGGCAGGAGGCTGAACTCGATCGCATGGCGGGGACAGATTGGAAAAAGCGCGAGGCCTGCAAAATGGCTGCGTGGATCAAGCCGAAAGTCTCTCACAAAAAAATGGTGCAGCGCCTCTTACAGGTGCGGGCTCACTTGATTTTGTGTTTTCGGGCGGATCAGAAGATCGAGATGGTCCGCGGCGCCGACGGCAAGATGGAGATCCGCGAGAAGCAATCGCTGACCGGGCTCCACGGGTGGATCCCGATCTGTGAGAAGAACCTGCCGTACGAGCTCACAGCGTCCTTCCTCTTGATGGCCGATCGGCCCGGCGTGCCGCAACCGATCAAGCTGCAGGAGCAGCACCGCCCATTGTTCCCGCTCGACGAGCCGATCACCGAGGCCTCGGGTGCGCGCCTGGCGGCCTGGGCGAAGGGTGGGGCGGCTCCGGACGCGGCGATCGACTGGATCGCGCGCATCAACGAGGCGAGCACGAAGGCCGCGCTGCAGGCCGTCGGTAAGCAGCTCAACGCGGCCAAGCGCACGATGCCGGCCGACGAGCTCGCGACGCTGCGGGCCGCGTATGACGCGCGCCTGAAGGCGATCGGCGCGGCGAAACCGGCGCCCGTCGATTTCGTCGTCGCCGCCAGCGACATCCAGTGGGGGACCAAATGAGCCGACGCACGAACCCCGTCGACGTCGTGGTGCAGTTCTTCGAGACGGCGCCGCTCGAGCAGGCCGCGATGGTGTTGACGATCGCCCGCGGCATTCTCGCGCGCCGGCAGCCCAAGACGAAGGCGGCGCCGCCGAAGCGGAAGCCCGCGCCGTTGCTCGATGGCTCGGCGTCCGTCGACGTGCTCGCAAATCGCGTGCGGTCGTAGGAGTGGGGATGAGCGACA